GCTGTCGATCCAAAAGGACAAAGAACTATTGATGGTATTCCAAAAATAGATGGTAAAAAAGCAAAAAATATTTTTAATTTTCATAAAACAAAAGCTATTGCTAAAGAATTAGAAGATATAGCTATTGCAAAATCTGTCGGAGAAAAAAAATCTTTAGGAACTTTTAGAGGTAGTATTCAATCTTCGGTTCCAATGAAAGGTGGGATAGAGGGATATAGTGTTGATGAGGCTAAAGCCAGAGCTAGTTCTGTTAGATTAAACAGTAAACCGTATTCTATTTTTGGACAGGTCATAGCTGGAGATATTAATCAAGGACCTAAACAGACCTTTGATGCGAATCTATCTATATTTGAGGAGCAAGTAAAAAACGCAATTAAAAATAACGAAAATCCAATACAGGCAATAAGAAAATATAACAAAAGAGCTGCAGAGGCTGAAGCCGAGGCTAATTTATATAAATCTAGAAATACAAAGAAAGTTTATTTTCCAAGAATAACAACTGACTCACCTGACATAGCGATTAAAAATAAATCTGCTTACACTAAATATAAAAAATTTTTTGATAAAAATTATGCAGAACAAGGATATTCTTTTGTCATACCAAAAGATTTACAACCACTACCAAGTCTGGCCGCAGATCTAAAAGATAAAAACAGTTCTACGTATAAAAATATGATTAAACAAATTAAAGACGCGGGTAGAAAATTTATTAAAAACATAGATCAACTTGATGAAAAACAATTATTTGAAAAATTAAAAAATAATCCTAATTTTAAAACTATTAGAAGAATAATGCCTAGATTAGTATCTAATGATGAATTCTTAGACAGAAGGTATGCCTTCGCAAATAATATTATGACTGACGCAGGACCTATTAATCTTATGCCTGCACCAAAAGAAGATGAAGAACGAACATTTACAGAAAGATTTCCTATCACCACAGGAGTAGGTTTAACTGTACCAAGTGCAGTGGCTGTACAAAAAGCAGCAGGTATTCCAGTATTAAAAGCATTAGCAAATATTGGTAAGTATCCTTTGAAAACTGTTGGCTCTTTACCTGGTGCTGCATACTTTGCTGGTGATACTATTGCAGAAAGATTGGAAGAAGGCAAAAGCATACCAGATGCTGTGATAGATAAAGAAGTAGGAATAGAATTATTATTACCAGAAGCATTTAAAAGATTTGGACCTTTGATGATGAAAGCTGCAAGAGTATCTACGCCTATCGGTGCAACGATCACTGCAGCTGGTCTTGCTAAAGATGCTTATCAAAGAGCACAAGAATTAAAAGCAATGTCTCCTGCACAAAGAGCAGAGCTTGCAAGAATAAGAGATGATTTTTCTTTTGGAGAATATTCAGGAGCAAAAGATGGTGGATTAATGAGACAAGGTTTTGCAGAAGGACCAAAAGATCCTGGTAGAAGAACCTTTATGAAAATTATGGGTGGACTAGCATCATTACCTATTCTTGGAAGATTTTTTAAAATAGGTGAGAAGGCTGCACCTGTTATCGATGCAGTAAAAACTGA